AGGTTTGCCCGGTCACCTTACCGGCGAAGGCATGGTGCTGCAGGTAGAAGAATCGGGCGGCGCGCTGAATGTCGGTGAGGGTTTCGGGACGGGTCATCTTCTGCCACTCGAACACCTGGCGCGAGCTCAGTGCCCACTTGAATTGGCGCACGAACTCTTCGAGGTGGTTTTGCACAACACGGTACAGCGTCACCAGGTCGCCGTTGATGTCGTTGAGGACTTCGACGGGCGCGGCCTGGGGTCGCATGAAGTACAGCGCGGCCCCGCCGGCAAAGACTTCGACGTAGCATTCGTGCGGCGGAAAAAGCGGAATGAGGCGATCGGCCAGGCGGCGTTTGCCGCCCATCCAAGGAATTATGGGAGTAGACATAATTAGCAAGACCTTTACTGTATATATAAACAGGTGCTAGGCTCGCCGCGCTTTGTGCACGGAGCAGGAGCCTTGGCTGGACTTGCAGGGACCATCTGCAGGGACGGCGACCGGGGTGGATGTTGACGCATCCAGTTCGGTCGCTCTTTTCACATCGTTGCTGACACCGCTTTGACATAGGCCTGACAGGCTTTCAGAGCAATCAATCCTTGGTCGCCGGCGTTGGTGATGTCGATAATTCGTTGAGCATGCGCTGGGTCAAGTTGGGCTCGCGCGCCTCCATAAACCACGCCGGAGCCGCCGGTGGTGGTTGACACCCCACAGCCACCACCCTCGGCGTTGATGTCGAGTAAGACTGACAGCCTAAGATCAGCAGTAGCGAGGCGGTCACGCAAACGAGCTTGAGTCTGTTGAGCATCGAGTAATTCCTTGTAGTGGGTTTTGTCGTCTGCCTGTAGGCGCTCTTCCAGCGCTCGACGCCGGGACTGCTCAGCCGCCTGCCACTCAATCACGGCAGTAACACCGGCCTCACGTTCACGCTGAAAGTCCAAGGCCTGCTCGGCAATCGTCTTGCCGTAGCTGTTCGCCTGCCAAAGCCAGACCACTCGGCCACCCACAGCCAAACCCAACAGCAGCATCAGCGTCGCCAAGCGCCAGTTCATGGGCGTCATATACCCAGGACCTCGCGTGCCTTTTCCCACAGTGCCAAGCGGTCGGCCAAGCCGTTGAGGCCACCGTTGATTTTGCGAGTGATGGCGGTGAACTCGCCGCGATCTGCCAGCGGGTTGAGGCCCGCTTGCTGCCAGAACCAGGCCGCCGACGTCGCCGCGTGCTGCGGCAACTCCAGCAACTCGGGCTGGCTCAGCAGATCCAGGCCCAGAGCCTCGCCACAACGCTCGTAGTTGTCGTGGCCGGTGACCTGGATCAGACCTCGGCCGCGATATTTCTGGCCGTCGCCGTCGGCCTCGGGCGAATTGCCCAGGCGTGCCGCCAGCGCACCAGTGTCGTACTTGGCCAGATAGGCGTTGTTACCCAGCTCACGCACGTAACGGAACTGGCCGGACTCGTGGCCGACCTGCGCGATAAACGCCGCCTGACGCGCCGGCGTGACGATGCCGAACTTACCCATGGCGGCATTTAGCACAGGTGCAAAAACGCCGGCGTTCGGGCCGGCGTTCGGGAGGATCTTCTGCAGTTGTTGAACCGTGATAGCCATTGTTTACTCCAGTGATGGCCGCGTGCGGCCGGAGGGGTTAGAGCTGCTCGACCCTGAGCGGCTGCTGTTCTTTTTTCTTCTTGCCGGAGGCCTGCGCCTTGCCCTTCTTACCGCCATTGCATTCCACCGTGGTGCTCCATCCGGCCTGCGTGAATAACTGTTCGACGCCGTCCACCAGGTACTCGCCATCGAGCCCAGGCTTGAAGCCTTGGGCGCTGATCGAGCGTTCGGCAAACAGATCGGTACGGCCTGGCATTTCCAGGCGCACAGCTGCAGTGCTGCGATTGAACGCCGCCAACCGGGCCTTGGCGGCCTGCTCGGCGGCGGTCTTGTTGGGGTAGAGATGGCGGTCGGTGTGGACCGGAGGCAAGCTGTCTGGCGAATCAGCGTTGGCCACCTCGACCACCTGCAGCTCTCCGGTTTGCTTGTCCTGATGCTGGGTCTTCACCGCCTTTTGCGTGCTGCGATCACTCAGCCGGAACTCATAGCGAGTGACATCCGTTTTGCAGACGGTGACCACCCCCAGCGTTTTGCCGGTCACGCTCTGCCCGGCCTGCCGAGGCATGACCAACAACTTGCCCTCGGCGACCTTCGCGGTGCTGTCGTACTGCCTGGCCAGGCGCGTGACAAAGTTGAAATCCGACTCGTTGCGCTGATCGATCCGCTCAACCTTGGTGGTGACCGGGCACACCACCTCCCAACCATTGCGCTTGGCGATATCACCGACGATTTGCGACAGCGGCACGTTTTCCCAGCTGCCGCTGCGAATCGTCTTGCCGCTGCCGCGCATATCGCTGGCCTTGCCGCGTATGACTAACGTGTCAGGCGGCCCGGTCAACTGCACCTCATCGACCGTATAGGCCCCCATACGCGTGAGCGCTTGCCCTTCATAGCCCAGCAGGACCTCGATCCGCCCCCCACGCGCGGGCAGCGCAACGACTTGGTCGCGGTCATCAATGCGCAACTCGAACTCGTCCGACTCCATGCCGGGCTTGTCCGATATGCGCAACATCAACAGGCGGTCATTGATTAGCGCGGTAATGTCCGTGCCGTCCGCCACGATTCGATAAGTCGGTTTCATGCCTTGCTCCAGAAATGAGAAACCCCGCACGCGGCGGGGCTTCGTTACGCGTAACGCGATTAGCCGAACAACTGCAGCAGCTCGACCGCCGGGGCCGACAGCTCCGGCAAACGGATCAGCAGACCGGCGCGGTAGGGCTGCGCCTCCCGGGCCAGATCCGGGTTGGCCTCGAGCACGGCCTCGACGGTGCCGTTGAGGTGCCCGTAATGGTGCTGACAGATCACGTCCAGCAGATCCCCGTCAGATGTTCTGCAGGTCGTTGCCATAGCTCACAAACTCCAGTGAAAAGCCTTGTTTGCGCGGAATGCCGCCAGCCAGCAAATGGCTCTGCTCTTCCTCGATGTTGACCAGGCACCAATTGCCCAGGACCTCACCGTAACCCGTGACCAGATTCAACGGCTGCAGGTTGCGGCCGATGCTGCGCAGCGTGTTTATCTGCTTGATGCCACCCTTGTGCCCGGGAAAGATCGCCCCCTTTAGGGTGATCTTTTCTTCCCCCAGGCCAACGGCTTGTTGCGCCACGCTACGGCGCAGCCGCTCCTGCCCCGCCCAGCGAAACGACGTTTGCCGGCGCAGCTCGTCAAAGGCTGCCGTATCCAGGTTGAAGTAATACGGCTGGGCATTGGGGTGGTGGGGCTGGATGATCAGCAGATGCGGATAAGGCGCGACCGCCTCAGCCGCGGGCGTTCCCGAGCCCACCAGGCTATCCGTTGGCAGGATGTTGGACAGCGAAGGGCTGACCATTCCCGCCACCCGGCTGGCCTCTGACGTGACCTTGCTCGCCATCTGCTTGAACGTACCCAACCGTTCCTGCACCAGGCCAGCGGCCGCCACACCCCGACCATAGGTTGACGCCACTTGCCCCACGCGGGACTGCGCGACACTGATACTGCGCACAATCCGCCCCAGCTTTGCGCCGACCTCCGGCGGGACAAAGGGGATGTTTTCCAGCTCCGAAGCGGCGCCCGTGATGCTGCCAATCGCACCGTTGAGCGGTCCTAGCATGCCGTCAAGATCCTTACGTCCAGCCTCCCCGGCCGCCACCAGCCCCGTGAGGGTCGATTGCAGCTGCTCCATATAGGCCATCGCCCCCCCCTTAGATGTGTGGTTGATCGAACAGTTGAGTTGAGGACATGCGTGCCGCTACATCACGCTGGAACGCTTCCCACAGGCGCCGCAGCGGCGGCTCCAGTTCGCGCACCAACTGCTCGGGGTCCTTCACATCGCCATGCACGGTGATCGGGATACTCGGCGCAAAGGTAAAGGACTGATCCACCTTCGGCGCCGGCACCTTCACCGGCTCGGCCTTGACCGGCTTGGCCACCTCAGGCAATGGCGGTGCCGACGGCACGGCCTTGGCCATGTCACGCACCACATCACCCAGGCCGCCCGGCGCCGGGCTGGCCAGCGGCACCCGCACTGCTGGCTGCTGCGGCACCCGATCGGCCACCGGCAACAGTGCCCGGCGGTCGATCGCTGCAGGGACCACCAGCGGCGTCTTGGCCAGCGGCTCGCGCGGCGCCGGCAGGACGGTTGACTTGACCACTTCACCTGCAGGCGCCGG